CGCTATGAAGAGTGCGTGCCCTTTGAAAGAGAGGCGTTTAACGAGGCTCTGCACGTGGTGCGAGGCGGAAAAAAACGCAGACTTCCTGTAAACGTTTTTACGATGACAAAAGAGAACTACACCCCCAGCGGTAAGGTAAGCAAGGCTATGTTTGATTGCTTAGTAAGCAAGGCACATAGCATTGAAGATAGTAATATTGATGAGTTTGGCATTGAGGCTAAGCACGGTGTATATGAATTGTCAGTACGTGGTGCGTGGGTGTTTGATAAGAGTACCCACCGCTCAACTATTCAGATAGTGTATAATGAGAGTTATGTACTGTACAAGGGTGGGTATTACGATTTGCAATTTTCAGATGAGCAAATTAATGTATTAACGGACTTGCTCAATGAAGAGTATCAGAGGCTTGACAAAGAAGCAGAAGAAGAGCGCAGGGCTGATTATTTCGAAACTGAAAGAGCAATGACATACGCTCATAATATGGATAACCTTACTAATGATTGGCACAGTTTAACACTTTAAAATCTACAACTATGAAATTACAGATAAAATACGACATCGGCAACAATGTATATGCTGTATGGGGCAACAAGATAGCCCTTGCTAAGGTAGAGTGTATAATGGTAGAAGCGTGGGCGAGTGGTAGGCAAGTATCCTACGGGTTGAAGTTCGAGAGTGGCGAATATAACAACTTTGATGAGGGCGAAATATTCGACACCAAGAGAGCCGCCGCCGACTACTTATTAAGAGAAGAATAAATCATTTAATTAAATAATTCACATTGAAAAGTGCCGTGTTATCCTTAAATCTGTACATAATTCATCACGACAATGCACGGCACTTGCTTTTAAAGTAATAACCTAAAAAATAAAGAAAATGAACAATATTGATTTTTATTTAGCTGAAGAATTTCTTAAAAAGAGAGTATGAAACAAACTATCTTCAACTATTAGGGTGGTCGTACAAAAAATTAAGCAAAAAGTAATAACCTAAAAACAAATGAATATGAGTTTAATAAAAAAAGCAAATGAGCTTACAATTCAGACTAAAATTAAAGCCCTTATATATGGGCAAGCGGGTACGGGGAAGACTACCCTTGCACTATCAGCACCAAAGCCACTACTTTTTGACTTTGACAACGGAGTGCACCGTGTGAACTTCGCACACTTGCAAGATGTGGACACTGTACAGATACGCTCTTATCAAGACTTTTTGGAAGTGTTGGCAAATGAAAACCTTACTCCTTATGAAACCTTTGTTATTGATACAGGGGGCAAAATGTTAGACTTTATGGGCGAGTATATCATTAAGAATAATCCTAAAATGGGAAAAGCAAATGGTATGCTAACGCTACAAGGTTTTGGAGAACGAAAAATGATGTTTTCGGCACTTGTAAAACGCATTAGCATAATGAATAAGCACGTGGTATTTGTCGCTCACAGGGAAACCAAAACAGAGGGTGATGACACACGCTATATTCCTCAATTTGGCGGAAGTAATTACGATAACCTCGTTACAGAGTTAGACCTTGTAGGGTATGTGGAAGCGCAAGGGCGTGAGCGTACCATCACCTTTGACCCAACCTCACGTAATGACGGTAAGAACTCGTGCAACTTACCTCCGTTGTTCAAGATACCTACTATCATCGATGAGCAAGGCAACCCTACCGCACCTAACGACTTCTTCACAACGCACGTAATTGAGGCGTATAATGCGAGATTAGAACAACACCGTAAGGCTAATGAAGCGTATCAAAAGCTCATTAAAGAGATTGACGACAATATAGCGGTAATAACCGATATAGACAGCCTTAACGAAACCGCTCAACGAATACAGGAGTGGCAACATATCGGCAACTCTAAGATAGTAGCGGGTCGAAAACTCAATGAGAAAGCGGCGACTTTGAATGCAAAATTCAACAAAGAAAGCAAGCAGTATGAAGCAGTATAATATATATCCTACGTTGTTGGATAGTTTTACCAACTATCTTAATTCATCAGTAATCTATCAGCAGTTTTGGGACTCATCAGAAGCCCCAACGCTGACAGAGGAAGAGTACGAGCGTCAAGCCTTTCAAGAACTCATTAACCGTATTAATCGAGTGCCATTTGAGAGTGAAGCCGCTGACAAGGGTACAGCCTTCAATGAGGTGATAGATTGCATAGTTGAGGGGCGAAAGAGCGCTAAGATAGATATTCACAGCGAGGGCGAGGTAATAATGGCAATAATCAATGGCAGGCAGTTCGCTTTTTCAAAGGAACTTGCTAAGAGTATAGCAACTCCTTTGAAAGAGGAAAATGCGCTTACTCAATACCGAGTAGAAGGTACTATTAGTACTCAATATGGGGAAGTCTTTTTGTATGGGTACTTAGACTACTTACTGCCATTCAAGATTGTCGATTTAAAGACAACAGGCAAATACAATGCTTTCAAGTACCGCAACAATTGGCAACACATTGTATATCCTTACTGCTTGAACCAGCAAGGTATTGATATAACCGATTTTGAGTATTTGGTTACTGATTTTAAAGGGGTGTATAAAGAGGCATACGCTTATATGCCTAAGTTGGATATACCCAGATTAAAGGAAGTGTGCGAGCGTTTCATTGAGTTTTTGGAGAGCAACCAAGAACTAATTACTGACAAGAAAATATTTAATGAATAAACTGCATAAAAGTAAAAGTTTTTATAAGTAAAAATTAAATAAAATGAGTAAGAAAATTAAAAACGGAGAACAGCCTATAACTCCTAATTCATTATTAGTTTGTGATGACGGAGAAATAATAATAGCAAATGATTATCTTATGGATAAATATCCATCAGATACAATTCATTGCGTAGGAATAACCAAGCGTGAACAAATAGCAATAGAAGCGGCAAAAGCTATGTTAAGTAAGGGTAATGAAAGTATATACATAGTTGCAGGAAAAGCTGTGTTGTTTGCCGATGCTTTATTAGAAAAACTTGAAGAAAATAAAAATGGAAACAATATTTAGAATAGGAATGGAAGTTTGGGATAAAACAATATCTCCAAACAAAGGTAGAGTTATAGAAGTCTTTACAGACACTAAATTCGATTTCCCTATTAAAGTTGAATTTGAAAACGATATAAAAGTTCAATATACAAAAGAGGGATGTTTTGTCAAAAACGAAGGTGTGTTACCTACACTATCCACCGCAGATTATTCTTTAGAACGGAAAGATTTTGAACAAAAAGCACCTGCACCAACGTATGAGGAAGCCCTCAAAGAAGCACGCAGTAAGGGTGATTATTACTATTTACCTGACAGTTTAGAAGTACCGAGTGAGGAACTTGTTGATGCGACAATTGCACTTTTGAAACTCCTATTTCTTAGAGACTATTACAATGAGGGTTGGCAACCTGATTGGAAAGATGAAGAAGAAAAGTTCAGTATTGATGTTTATGAGGGAGAATTTAACACTTTTGAATCTATCGAATGTCAAAGGGTGCTTTCTTTCAAAAAAAAAGAAATTCGAGACAAATTTTTTGAAGAACAAAAAGAATTATTAGAAATAGCAAAACCTTTATTGTAATGGCTAAAATAATACCAAAAGTAGGTGAGATTTGGACGGTAACAAGGCGTAGAGACTTTTTTGACCGACTTAAGAAAGGTGATGTTTTTTACCACGAAGGGTACAGATTAGAGTTGATAAAAAAAAGATATTGGAGTTCAGAAATGGACTGTAACGATTTAGTAGTATTAACTCTAAGAAGACTACCAGACAAAGTTCCTAAAGAAAAACCAAAAGAAACATTTATCACTTACTTAAAAAAGTGTTTTAAACAACTCTTTAAAAATAACAAAAACAACAAGTAAAATAATGGAAATACAAGGACGAATCAAACAAATATTCGCTACTGAATCAGTAGGAGCGAATGGATTTCAGAAGCGTGATTTAGTTATCACCACAGAAGAGCAATATCCTAATGATATTCTCATACAATTCACGCAACAGCGTTGTGATTTGCTCAACAATTTGAAAGTAGGTCAGAATGTAAGGGTACATTTTAACTTACGCGGTAGAGAGTGGACAAACCAGCAAGGCGAGCTTAAGTACTTCAACACAATTGAGGGTTGGAAAATTGAACTCATTCAGACCACGAATGTAGCGCAACCTCAATACCAGCAACCTATGCAACAGTATCAACAAGCCTCCCAAGGTTACCAGCAACCTCCCCAAGGTTACGCACCGCCCCAACAAGCACAAGCGTACCCACCACAAGGACAGCCGCAATATCAGCAGGGGCAAATGTTTAACAATATGGGACAAGTACCGGCACAAGAAGATGACGGAATGCCTTTTTAGAAAACAATTTAAAATAAATAAAAAATGAACAAGTATGTAATTAAATTTAGCCACGTTGAAGAAAGTGAGTACACGGCTATTGTAGAAGCAGAAAGCTATGAAGAAGCAATGGATATTTTTGAAGAAAGTCCATTTGAATTTCTTGAAGATGAAGAACCTGACAGTGTACAAGGACACGCATTTCACGTTAGTAAAGTAACTGAAAATGGTGAGGTTGTGTATGAAAAATCAAAGAAACTGAATGTTGAATACTGTTAATATTAGGTAATTAACACAACAAAAAAGCAAGTATCACTCGGGATAATAGCAGGTTCAAGTCCTGCCTTGCTTTCAAAGATAATAACAATGAAAAAAGTAACAGCAATAACAGGAATGGTATGCTTGTTTTTAAATTTCTTTCTAATCATTAACAAAGACTATATAAGAGCAACGCACGCAATGGTAATAGCAATATTCCTATTGTTAATATTGAAAGATAATGAAAATGACAACGAATAATGGAAACACTAAAAAAAGAAGCAAAAGATATTCAGAGTTATTTAGAAATTGAATGTTCTGATAGCCCTGAGGAAATGGTAGAGCGCATTAAAACGCTATCTGTTTATTTAGCACGTAGTGGAGAAATGCTTGCAAAGGCAAAGTACCTCTACAACCAACGTACAACGTTGGAAATTACAAAAACCATCATTGCCATAGCAAAGGAGCAATATCTATCGGCAACAGCTCAAAATGCCTTAGTTAAGGGTATAGCTCAAGATGAACAATTTCTTGTAGATTGGTTGGAGCGTATCAACCGCTCTTGTACTCATCAGATAGAAGCCCTTAGAAGTCTTTTGAGTTATGAGAAGGAAAATTTAAGGATAACAAAAACGGGGTATTAAGAAAGTAAAAAATATTTAACTATGTATGAAATAACAAACACAAACTATCAGCCTATGCAAGAGTTGATTAAAATCACAGAACAAAATGGGAGTAAAGCTGTATCAGCAAGAGAATTACATAAATTCTTAGAAATTACTGAAAGATTTAGTAATTGGTTTGAAAGAATGTTGCAGTATGGGTTTGCTGAAAACCACGATTTTACAAGTGTTAAAAGTTTTACGCTTGTGAATAATGGTGCGCAAAGAGAGTTAGAAGACTACGCTCTCTCCCTTGATTGCGCCAAAGAAATATCAATGTTGCAACGCTCTGAAAGGGGCAAAATGGCACGACAGTATTTTATTGAGTGCGAAAAGCAACTAAGGACAAAAGAACAAGTGCACCAACAAATTCCTCAATCATTTTCAGAAGCATTGCGATTAGCCGCCGAACAAGCAGAGAAAATAGAAGCACAGCAAAAGCAACTGCAAGCACAAGCACCTAAGGTATTATTTGCAGACACTGTTATAGGCTCTCAATCTTCCTGCCTTATTGGTGAACTTGCCAAACTCATAACTCAAAAAGGGTATGAGATAGGAGAAAAGAGGTTATTTAAGTGGTTGCGAGAAAATCACTACTTAGGCACACGAGGGGAGTACTATAACATTCCTAACCAACAATACATTGAGCAAGGACTTTTTGAATTAAAGAAAGGCACACGCTCAGGAAATGGCGGGGTAATGCACACCACAATTACGCCTAAGGTAACGGGTAAGGGGCAAGTTTATTTTGTTAATAAGTTCCTTAAAACGATATAATACATTGTAATTTTTCCATTGTGCACCCCGATAGGCAAGCTCTCACGTTCGAGCCGTGAGCGGGGGCTAAGCAGGTAGCACCTGCAAGCAATTAATAACCGATTTGAGAGGAGATTGAGTGCGCATAAATCTTTATCAAATCTCTAATTTCAAATCAAAATGAATGAGTATCAGAATTTTTTGCAACAGAAGCAAAGGGCAAAGGATCATAAGGGGTTTACCCCGCTATCGATGAACCCTAAACTATTCCCCTTTCAGCAACATATAGTTGCCCAAAACATTATGAAAGGCAAACACGCTGTATTTGCTGATTGCGGACTTGGGAAGACAGTTATGGAACTTGAAACAGCAAGCCAAATTGTACGCTACACAAACAAACCAGTGCTTATACTTGCCCCTTTGGTAGTGGTAGCACAAACCAAACGAGAATCAGAAAAGTTTGGGTTTGACCTTGATAAGGTAACGATCACCAATTTTGAGAATTTGCACAATATCAACCCACAAGAGTATGCGGGGCTGATCGTCGATGAAAGTTCGATAATGAAGAACTTTGAAGGGAATATAAAAAAGCAACTATTTGAATATTTCCACAATACACCCTACAAGTTTGCTTTTACCGCTACACCATCTCCAAACGACCCTATGGAGTTGGCTAATCACTCGGAGTTTTTAGGCTATCAAAGTAGATTAGGAATGCTCGCTACTTACTTTATCAACGATCAAGACCACACAAGCAAATGGCGATTGAAAGGGCACGCTGTAGAGAAGTTCTACCAGTTCGTGTCGAGTTGGGCGATAATGCTCACCAATCCTGCTGATATAGGTTACCCAATGCAAGGGTATGACTTATCAGATGTGATTTACAAAGAGCACCAAATCATTACGCAAAACGATTTCAGTAATGGTTTATTATTCCCCGATATGGCAGTATCGGCTACTGACTTTAATAAGGAGTTAAGGCGTACCAAAGATCAACGTATCGCTAAGGCTATTGAGATTGCTAATGCTGATGATGATCCTCATATTGTGTGGGTAAAACACAATGATGAAAGCAAGGAGGTTACAGCAGGTATTCGTGGAGCGGTAGAAGTGTCAGGAAGCGATACCCCAGATGATAAAGCCGAAAAGCTTTTAGACTTTGTAGACGGCAAATATAGAGTATTAGTAACAAAACCTCAGATAGCGAAGTACGGGCTAAACTTTCAGCACTGCCTACATCAAACCTTTATGAGCCCTGATTTCTCTTTTGAAGGATTTTACCAAGCGGTAAGACGATCACATCGTTTTGGAAAAAAAGGTGATGTAACGGTGAATATCATCACTACCGACACTATGCAGAATGTTATGAGTTCTATAAGAGAAAAAGAGACACAATTCAAACAAATGCAAGAATTAATGATTAAAAACCAAGAAATATGCAAACACCTACATTCAGAGCCATACACGGCGATTGCGTAGAGGAGGTAGCAAAACTCCCTACTGATAGTATAGACTTCTCAATATTTAGCCCCCCATTTGCCGAATTGTACGTTTATTCAGATGATATTCGTGATATGGGTAACTGCCAAGATTACGAAGAGTTCTTTGTACATTTTCAATTTCTTGTAAAAGAATTAGCAAGGGCAGTAAAGAGCGGGCGATTGGTAGCCGTACATTGTATGGACTTACCTGCGATGAAAGGAAAAGATGGGTATATAGGTCTTAAAGACTTTTCAGGAATGATCATTCAATCATTCCAAAAAGAGGGGTTTATTTACCACGATAGAATAACAATTTGGAAGAGCCCAGTAGTAGAGATGACCCGTACCAAGTCTATCGGATTGCTTCATAAAACGATCAAAAAAGACAGCAGTATGTCTCGTACGGGTATTCCTGATTATATATTAGTATTTCGCAATGCAGGTGATAATCTTGTACCGATCACACACCAAGATACTGATGAGAAACAAGAGAATTACCTCCCCGTAAGTTTGTGGCAAAAGTATGCCGAGCCAGTATGGTATGACATCAATTACTCCGATACCTTACAATACACCAGTGCTCGTGAAGAGAAGGACGAAAAGCATATTTGTCCGTTACAATTGGAGACGATCAGACGTTGTTTGCACTTATGGAGTAATGAGGGTGAAACAGTATTAAGTCCATTTGGTGGCATAGGCAGTGAAGGACACGAGAGTTTGAGACTAAAACGCAACTTTATAGGGATAGAGTTAAAGCCTTCTTATTATAACCAAATGCGAAGAAACTTACAACGAATGATTGAAGATCTTAATCAAACAACGTTATTTTAATTTTCTCATTCATTTTTCACCCCCTTGCTTGTCGAGGGTGAGGGGGTGTTTTTTAAACTAATAAATATGCAACTATGAAAGATACATTTATTCTAAAAACTAAATACAAAAGTGTAATTAACAAATTGTCCGACAAGCAGGCAGGAGTTCTTTTCAAAATGTTATTC